TAATTAATTTTTTTCTTACTAACCAAGGAGAAAGACCATTAAATCCAACTTTCGGAGCAGGGTTAAGAGGTTTTATATTTGAACAAATAGCAAGTGAAAATTTAGATTTTTTAGAAGAACAGATTCAAGAAGATTTAAATTCATTTTTCCCTAATATTAATTTAGATGAATTAGAAATTAATGCTCAAGAGGATAATAATATTATAACTGTATCTTTAACTTATAGTGTAACAAACACTAATATTAACGATACTATAGAAATAGACTTTACATAATGGCTACAAAAATAAATAGAGATATAAAATATTTAGATAGGGATTTTTCTGAAATAAGAGAAAAATTAATAGAATTTTCTCAAACATATTTCCCTAATACTTATAATGATTTTTCTCCTACATCACCAGGTATGATGTTTATGGAGCAAGCAGCTTATGTAAGTGATGTAATGTCATTTTATTTAGATAACCAACTCCAAGAAACATTTACCCAATTAGCTAGGCAAACCAATAATTTATATGAACTAGCTTATATGTTTGGTTATAAACCTAAAGCAACAGGAGCAGCACAAGCTACTATAAATTTATTCCAACAAGTACCGGGTAAAATAGTAGGATCAAATGTTCTCCCTGATTATAGTTATGCAGTAACTATTGAAGCTAATAGTAGTGTTACATCTACCTTAAATGATAAAATAAGTTTTTTAATTGAAGATAAATGCGATTTTACAATTTCTAGTTCTCAAGACCCAACAGAAGTTACAGTATACCAAGTTTCAGGAAATACACCTCAATATTTTTTATTAAAAAAACAAAGAAATGCTATTTCTTCTAATATTAGTACTCAAACTTTTACATTTGGAGCCCCACAACCATTCCAAACAATTGATATAGAAGCTGAAAATATTATAGGAATATTAGATATAACAGACTCAGATGGGAATGTTTATTCTGAAGTAGATTATTTAGGACAAGAAATGGTATTTGATAGTATAAAAAATACTAATATAAATGATCCTAATAATATAGAAAATGCGGGTGATGTACCTTATTTACTACAACTTAAAAAAGTACAGAGAAGATTTGCTACTAGATTAACTTCAGAAAATAATTTACAAATCCAATTTGGATCAGGTAATCCAAATGATACAGATGAATTAATAACACCTAACCCAAATAATGTAGGTATAGGCTTACCTTTTGAAAAAAATAAACTAACAGCTGCTTATTCACCTACAAACTTTTTATTTACAAATACTTATGGGATTTCCCCTTCAAGTACTACTTTAACAGTAAGATATTTAACTGGTGGTGGTGTAGGATCAAATGTTCCTGCTGGTGATTTAACTGTATTAAATACCTCAAATGTAATATTTCCAAATAATAATATTAATGCATCAACAGCAAATTATATCTTTGGAACTTTAGCAGCATCAAACCCAGAAGCAGCTGATGGAGGTCAAGCAGGTGATACTATTGAACAAATTAGACAAAACACCCTAATGCAAATAGCAACTCAACAAAGAACTGTTACATTAGATGATTATATGGTTAGAGCATTAAGTATGCCTCCTGAAAATGGAATTGTTTCAAAAGTTTATATTGAAAAACCTCAATTAGATAACCAAACTTCTACTATTGAAACTTTATGTATGTATGTTTTATCACAAAATTCAAGTAACCAATTTATAGAAGCTTCTAATACTTTAAAGAAAAATTTAAGAACTTACTTATCCCAATATAAAATGATAGGTGATAGTATAGAAATTAAGAATGCTTACATAATTAATATTTCAGTCGATTTTGAAATTATTGTATTACCTAATTTTATAAATAGTCAAGTAATACTATCATGCATTGAATCCCTCCAAGATTATTTTTCAAGAGATAACTGGCAAATAAATGAACCTATTTTAATAAATGATCTATTTGTTAGATTAGATAGGATAGAAGGGGTTCAAACTGTTAAAAATATTAATTTTAGAAATCAAGCAGGTACTTCTAGAAATTATTCTCAATATGCTTATGATATAGAAGGGGCTACTTTAAATGGGGTAATATATCCTAGTTTAGATCCAAGTATATTTGAAGTTAAATACCCTAATACAGACATCAAAGGTAAAGTAGTACCTTTATAAAATTAAAATATGGGCTTAAAAGATAAATTTGAAAAAGAGAGTAGTAAGTATGACCCTACAGTTAGAACTAATGCAGACAATATTCCTGGAGGAACATATACTAATTCCGTAAGTGGAAATTTACATGGGTTTACTAAAATAGACAAAGGAGCAGTATTAAGAGATTTAGATGATAAAATCATAATTAACACATTAAGTCAATGGTCAGAAAATGACAAGTATATTGATTCAATGACTCCACCAAAACTTTTTCCTGATTTAGAAAAAGCTAGAAAAGCACTAGAAAAACAACCAAATAATATATCATCTGAAGCTTTAGATTTAAGTGGAAAAGTACCTATTCCTAATTTACCAAGTGATATACCTGGAGTTTAAATAAAATAAAATGGCAGTATACAAAATATTTCCCCATAAAGACGCTACACTATATTCATTTTATCCTAATATGAATACAGGGATAGATCCTGTTAACCAAATATCTAATTTAAATATAGCAGTAGATTCTAACCCACAAGTAGCTAGAATATTAACAGAATTTGTTCAAGATGATATTGAAGATGTTATCAATAATAAAATTAAAGGAGCTGAATGGGATGTTAATTTTAGACAATATATAGCAACAGCCCAAGGTATAGTTGAATCTATAGAAGCTTTTATCCACCCTGTAGCACAATATTGGTGGAATGGTACAGGAATGTATTTAGATGTACCTCAAGTAACAGATGGTTGTAATTGGCTTTCCCCAGCATTTAAAGATTCAAATATAGCATGGTCTCAAAGTGGTACTGATAATACAAACCATTATGTTACAAGTTCTTATAATCCCAATTTTGTAGGAGCAGGAGGTGGTGCTTGGTTTTATAGTGGATCCGATGGTACAGAATATGAAGTTACTCAATCTTTTGATACTAGAAGTGAAAAAGATTTAAATGTTAGTGTTAAAACAATAGTAGATTTATGGTACAGTAGTTCTTTAGGAGTAGCTACCTCAGCTTCATTACCAAACTATGGTTTTATTACAAAGTGGGAAAATATAGCAGAATTTAATCAAAATACTCAAATCCAACCTGTAATGCAATTTTACAGTGTTGATACTAATACTATATACCCTCCACAATTAGAATTTAAGTGGAGAGATTACCAAAGTGTTTTAACTGGATCTGCTACTGCTAGTATAATAGATACTACTAATTTAGTTTCTTCATTACAAGAAAACCCAGGATATTTTACCCCACAAAGTATAAACAGATTTAGATTTAATGTTGCACCAAAATACCCAATTCCAGTGTGGACAACAGAATCTCAATTTACAGGAACTAATTATTTACCAACAGCTTCATATTTTGCTATAAAAGATTTGGATACTAACGAATTTGTTATAAATTATGATACTAATTACACACAATTAAGTTCTGACAGTAAAGGAAATTATTTTGATGTTTATATGAATGGATTAGAACCAGAAAGGTATTATAAAGTTTGTATTAAAACTAATATAAATGGTTCTACATTAGTTTTAGATGATAATTATTATTTTAAAGTTGTAAATGCATTATAATGGCTCAAGAAGTAAAATTTAAGAAAGAATTCTATACTAAAGAATCTTACAATAAAACTATTAACACGGATTTTACTGAAATTGGTGTTTCTTCTATTCAAGAACAAGTAATAGCTCAACCTACAGTTCAAGAATTTTTTGATATGTACAATGATTTATTTTACCAAATAAATGAATTTGGTCCTACTAATTCCCATGAATTTATAGTTAAAACTAGTGGTGAATATATTAATTCAAGTGAAGATAGTGTTTTAGTACAAGCACTTCAAAATGAAATAGCTCAATTAAGAGAAGAGTTACTTCAAACTCAAACAGATGCTTTAACAAATATTGATAATATATAATGGCTGTTGTAACCCCAATATCTACTGATGATTTTTCATTCCAACTTTATGATGCTGCAGATGAAAATTTATTTACTGTTAATCAGATTAATACTTTTTTTACAACATCTAGTTGTATAGAATTTTTTGTATATGATCTTAGTCAAAATGTTCTATATGATAGTTATAATTTTAATAATTATCAAGTTTTAAACTCTGGGGAAATTGATGATTCACTCCAGCTTTCTCAATTTGTTCTTGATCCCGAAGGCAATGTAAGTGGTTTAGGTTATTCTCAAGGAGAATATGTAGCTTATTACAATTTTTTAAATAAGCAAATAGGAGATGTTAATGAAAAGCTTTTTATATCAGAAATATCATCAGATAGAACCGAAATTGCATTAAAAGGTTTTGGTGGGTTAGATATAAATCTAGTTTCACAAACAAAAGATTTTATTGCTTTTAGAGCAAATAGTACTTTTTTTATAGATTTTTACCTTAATTTTGGATTAAATGATTTAATTATAGCTAATAACATAAAATTAGAAGATGAATTTTCTGGTTCACCTTCAGTAGTAGTTAAATTATATGAACCTCTTCCTCTTTCTTTTGAGTTAAGAGATACAGCATGGGTAGTAACAGAGTTAAGTGAACCTGTAGCTTTTAAAGTAAATAGTACTCCTGAACCTGTTTCTGTAGCTGATTTTAGTCTTATTCAAGGTCCAAATTTTGCTATACCTATAAAAGACCAAGTTAATAATTCATCTCAAAATTTATCATACACTGATATTATTTCGGGAGCTTCAACTGGTTCCCAAAATCAAATTAATAGTTTATTAGAAGAATCTTCAATTAACATTAGTGTAGACTATACTAATTTTTCAGATTTTATTAATTTTAGTTCTGCTCAAACACGTATAGAAAATTTTTATTATAAAGTAGGTTTAATTGAAACTTACACTTCTCAATCTAATAGCTTAGCTAATACTACAGGATCATCTACAAGTAAATTAATAGTAGATAATAAAATTTCTAATGTAATTAAAAACTTTGACAAGTTTGAATATTTTATGTATTACAGTAGTGGTTCAGTAACTTCATATCCAAAAACTAACTTAGAACCACCTTATAAATTATATTCAACTACTAGTCCTCAAGTTTTAACTTGGTTAGGTAGTGAAAATATTGATAGTAGTTATTTTGGAGGATTAATGACTTCCTCAGGTGATTATGATAATGCTAATCCAAATCAACTTAAAAAATCAATCCCAGAATATTTAAGAGAAAATTCTGCAAATAGACCATATGATTTATTTGTTGATATGGTTGCCCAGTATTATGATAACGTTTGGTTATATACAAAAGACATTACACAAAAATATAACGCAGATAATAGATTAGATTTTGGTGTTTCAAAAGACTTAGTAGCAGATGCTATTAGAGATTTTGGTTTAAAATTATATCAAAATAATTTTTCAAATCAAGAACTATACACTGCCTTTTTAGGGATGACCCCTAATAATAGTTTATTCCCATTTCCAGAAATAACAGGATCAATGCCTGTACCTACAGGAATGGAATTTGTAAATACAATGATTTCAGCATCAAATGATGTTATATCAATGGATGATACTAATAAATCTTTATATAAGAGAATATATCATAACATTCCATATTTGCTCAAATCAAAAGGAACTCTTGCTGGATTACGAGCGTTAATAACTTCATATGGTATACCTGATACTATACTAAAAATATCTGAATTCGGTGGAAAAGACCAAGTAAATGCTAATGACTGGGATTTATATTCTAATAATTTTAATTATGCATTTAACGCAACAAATAATCCTATCCAAACATCTTGGAGAATAAATCCTACTTGGGGATCTACTAATAACAAACCTTCTACAGTTCAATTTAGATTTAAAGCTGAAAAATTTCCAATAACAAATGTATCCCAATCTCTTTGGTTTACTAATATTGGTTCTAATACAGCTGAATTACTTATAGATTATAGTGGTTCTGGTTTAACTAGTGGCTCTTATAATGGTTCAACTTTATCCCCTAATTATCAATATGCTAATTTAAGATTAATACCTCATAATTCTGACCCAGACATCTCAGCTAGTATATCATTACCTTTTTATGATGGTGGTTGGTGGTCAGTCATGGTTTCTACAGATCAAAATGGAACTTATAATTTATATGCAGGTAATAAAATATACAATGGTAATGATGGTACATCTATTGGATACTATTCTTCTGCATCAGTTACTGGAGCAAATAATACAAGTTGGAGTACTTCAAATTTATCAACATTTGCCTCATCTTCTAAAAATTATTCTCCTTACAAAATATTTTCAGGGTCACTTCAAGAAATAAGATATTATAATACACAAATAAGTGAAAGTGTATTTAAGGATTATATAATGAATCCCTTATCTTTTGAAGGTAATGGAATCAATAGTGCACCTGACCAATTAATATTTAGAGCAGCTTTAGGAAGTGAATTAGATATTACTACTACTTCTTCTATTCAT